AGGAAATCATCGGAAAGGTCCATGAACGGCTCGGACTTCGCCCGGAGCCACCTCACGAAAGTTAAGTTTGTGCTTATGTCTGCCATTTCTTCCTTCAATTAGGGATTAGCGCGGTCTTTAGGCGTTGTTGGGGAACAGATACCAGAAGTACTGCGGCACGGAAGGAATGACAAGCGAGGTCATTTCCGTATTGTAGCTCTGGCACTTCTTCACGAAGTCAACGCCGACGGTCAGCAGGAGTTTACCACCGTAGAAGGAGGCATAGTTACCACCCTCAATGGCGATAGGCTCGACGGTCTTTACGACACCGATTTCACCGTCTGGAACGAACACAAACACGTTCTTTTCGAAGGCGTTAATGTTCTGACGGGTGAAAGCCTTTTCGGCCTTGTCGATAGACTCTACCGGCACAAGGGAGTCGATAGCTTTGATAGGAGCGCCGATAAGGCTCTCCAGAGCGGACTTCTTGGCCTCGTAGGACAGAATACCGGCGTAGGCAATCTGGGCGGTGGAGTCGGAGGCGGGCAGGGTGGCGACACCAATCTGGGCCAGCACCTTGCTGTGAGCAAGGACTTCCTTCAGGTAGTCGATTTCCACCTCGAAATGACCGCGAACACCGGCATAACGGGCTTTCGCCACAATGTCGGTAAGGTCCTTCACGGGGTTGGAGTTTGCGCCCTCGTTGGCCTGGGTATGCGTGGTGGAGGTCCACCAGCGAGTGCTGTCAGAAGGCAGGATGGTCTTGTTGGCAGCAGGTACATGGTAATCCAGGGTGATGTTCTTGACACCCTTCGGGTTGTTGGCGCTGTTGATAACGAACTTACCCGTAGAAACGGCCTGGTGGCGCTGATAGGTCAGGGCGTTGGTGTGACCGCCAATCAGCTTGTCAACGGTGATGAAGAGCTGCTGATAGGCGATTTCCGCAATCTGCTCCGGGGTGGAGGACTTGCGGTCCTCAACGAGCTTCATCTTGCGGAGCTTATCCTCGTTGAAGTATTCCACCTTCTTCATGCGAGGAATCTTGCCGGTGTAGGACTTGAAGCCCTGGGTCCCGTCAGGCAGAGCGGGGGAGTCAACGTCGTAGTACTGCGCCATGACGTTCAGGCCGAGCTCGCCGACAATCTGCTCGTAGGTGAAATCGGTCTGCATGAACGGCTCAAAGGTGAAGCCGTCCAGCTGCAGGGCGTTGTACTTCAGCGCCATAGTGTTGTCCAGGAAGGACTGAATGCTCTCGCCAGCGCCGAGGGCGCGGGAAAGCAGGTCGTAGAATTGAATCTGGTAGGTATCCATAGTGTTTTTCTCCTATTCGTTAAGGGTTAAACGAGCACCTGGATTACGTTCGGAACGGCGGCCTTCATGGCTTTCTCGATTCCGGCGCAAGGGGTAAGCTCAACGAGCAGGCCCTCTCCGTGGAAATCAACGACAGCACCAGAGGCGGCGGCGGTCTTGTCGGCGATAGTCGCGGCGGTGACTTCGATTCCACCGAGGTAAATGTCGTTGTAGAGATAGCCGTTAGGGGCGGGAACGGCCCCGCTGGTGGGGGCGAAAGCTACAACACTTCCGACGGCCACACCTTCAATGGCGACGGTTACGTCCAGAAGTGCGGAGTTAGCGGCGTTGGCGGCAACGGCGGTGATTGCGACGGGGCTACCGTTGGAGGCGAAGCTATCAGCGTTCACGAGGAACAGATACTCGCCGACAGCGGGGGTGAAACCATATTCCTTCGGGTCAATGGTAATCACGCCAGTATTCACAGCCTTAACCACGTAGGTAAGGAGCGGGTTAATGACACCCGCAGTCAGGTTTACACCCGTACCGGCGGGAATACGGAGGCCCTTCTTCAAGAAAGCGGTATTAAGCATACCACCTACCGCGTGAGGAGCAACCGTACCAAGCCAAACGGGAACATGGCTCTGGCCGATTTCGTTAGCCTCGGAGCCATAAGCGTTGAAAGAGCTGAATTTAGGCATGGTGCTTTGAGTTAAAGGTTACTGTGCTTTTTGGGGTTCCGGGAGAAGTCCCTGCTGGCGCAGAAAAGCGTTCTTTTTGTCAAGAGCGGTCTTTGCGTCACCGAAAGCACTACCACCTGCCGCCGGTGGAATAGGGCCGTCGCCAAAGATTGCTTTCACAGAGGCGTTATAGTCGCCTTTGAGCCTTTCAATCGCGGCCTCCTCGGTTTCGTCTTTCTGAAGGGCAACGCCTTTCAGTACTCCGGCAAGGATACCGGCATTGACGCAACCGGCCTTTTTCAGTCCAGCCTCGAGCCTTGCGATAAGTTCCTTCTGGGCTTTTGCATCGTCCTCGGCCTTTTGGCGGGCGAGGAGCTGCTCGTTCTGCTGGCGCAGTGTTTTGGCCCATTCGGGTTCCTTGTTGGGGTCCGGGTCGGGGTCCGGGTCAGGATTGCTTTCGGGGTGCTTCTTTTTGTAATCCTCAAAAGAGTTCTGCAAGTCGGTTCGCGTTTGAATCTCCTTGTCACGCATCTTTTGAAGCTCACTTGCGATAAGGTTCATCGTATCGACTTTTGCCAAAGCCTCTGCGATTTCCTCTTCTTTGGTGACTGTCTTTTCCAATGCAGAGGCAATCCGGTCAATAGCCTCGTTGCTCAATCCAAAGCTCAAATACTTCGTCTTGAACGCATCAATAATTTTTTGTTTCATTTTGCTTTCAATGAACTGGGTTATACAAAAAACCCGAAGCGGAAACCCACACGGGATTTCTACTCCGGGCCTATTCGGTTATCATGTAACTCTGGTGGCCTCTATTGTGCGCTCATGGCGCTGGCTATTTTATATCGCTCAATGTAAGCTCGCTAATGCGCTTGCAGTGAGGGCATCGGACCGAGAGCCGCAGCTTTCCCGTGAGTTCTTGTACTCGTACCGGAAAAGTCTGCTTGCAAAGCGGGCAGACAATCTGCACACCGGTATTTGCGCTCTTTTCGTCCATACACGGGCAAATATAAGGCTAAAAAATCAATACATTTCAATAAATATTGATTTGTATTGAAAACAAATTACAATCTTTGCAAAAGAATGAGCGAGCAAACCGTCATAGACGATAAGCAGTACCTTGACCCCGTGTTTCTGCAATATGGCGTCGAGGTGTATTCGTATGAGTACGCACAAAAGATTCGGCACGAAAATCTGGAGCAAAAGCGCCTCGGAAAACGCATTTGGGATTTGATTCCACAAGAGGGATTCCAGGAAAAGGTGCTAACCAGTAAAGCCGACATTACCATTTGCGGAGGAAAACGTGGCGCTGGCAAAACAGCCATAAGCCTTATAGGTGCTCTTTACTACGCGGAAAACCCCGACGTTAACATGTATGGCTTTCGTCGCCTTGAAAACGACGTAAAGCGTGGTATTTGGAAGTCTTGTAAGCCTATCTTCCGTGGATTCGCCTCGTTCGCCGACACGTCCTTTGAAGCAAAGTTCTTTGGCGGGGCCGGGGCCACAATGAAAATGGAGCACTTGGCGGACCTCAAAGCGGTAAAAGACCGTTTCCGTGGTGCGGAAATGCCTTATATTGTCATTGAGGAGCTGGCCGAGTTCACCCGGGATAACCTGAACGTGATTTTTGACCTCATGGGCTCCAACCGTTCCACCACCGGCCTCCCGGCTCGTTTCATTTGTACCTGCAACCCCGTTGGTAAATCAAATAAGCTGCGCTGGCTGCTGGACTGGTGGATTGACCCGGAAACGGACGAGGCGATACCGGCCCGCTCTGGAAAGATTCGCTACTTCTGCCGTTACGGCGAGGACGTTACGGAAATCGCTTGGGGCGATACCCCGGAAGAGGTCTATCGCAACCCCAACGCCCGCAACAAAATCAACTCGCTTACGGATAACCCGGACCGGGACTATAAAGAATTTATTACCTCGCTTACGTTTATCGACGGCGAATTTGGCGAAAATAAGATTCTGCAAGCGTCCGACCCGAAGTATATGAACAGAATATCGTCCGGCGGCTCAAAGGCCGTTATAAACGATATTAGGGGCGTTTGGCGGGATATTGACGATACCGGCTCGCTCATTACCGCCGGGGATATGTATAAGTTTTTCCAAAACGCCCCCCAAACGAACGGGCGCAGGGTTGCCGGAGGTGATATTGCGCTCCGTGGTGACTGGCTTGTGCTTTGGGCTATGGACGGCTGGCATATCATTGACGTAGAGGCGATAAAGTACGTGACCGCCGAGGACGTTGTGCCTCGCATCAAGGCTTTTCTTAAACGCAACGAAGTGGCCGATGAGGATTTCGCCTATGACGTGAACGGAGTAGGTAACTGGCTCCGCCAGTCCGAGGACCTGCGCCGGGCGCATGCGTTTGACAACAAAGGCCCGGCACGGGACAAAACGGCATATACAAAGCGCAAATCCGAATGTGCCGGTATTCTCATTGACAAAATCCAGAACGGCGAAATGTCGATTGAGGAAAACGTGCTTCGTAGAATCTTCATGGATAAGCGCGTGCCGTTCACTATCGAAGAGCGGCTCATGCAAGAGCGCATCGTGCTGAAATGGATTGAGAATGAAAGCCCCCGCTCGCTGATTAAAAAGAAGGATATGATTGCCCTGCTGGGCCATTCCCCGGACTTTATCGAGGCTTTGCTCTACGCGGTGGACCGGGCCGACAATGCAAAGGCTACGCGCCGCGTGCGCCGTGGCGACTGGAGCTTTTTTGGAAGTTAAAATTTTAAAACGAATATACCATGCGACTTACTCCGTCTATCGGGGCAATGACACCCGAACAAATCTTACGGAAAAAGCCCTTTTCCGTTCCTATCCCGCCCGGAGTCATTGGCACGACTCCGATTATAAACCCATCCGCTCCCTACGTCCAGACGGTTGCAAACGTCCAGCATGAGCTTCGGACGCAGGCCGATTTTTACCGCGAGTTCTTTCCGACCTCGCACAAGATTAACCACCTCAAATACTACCCGAATACCCTTTATGTCAATAAGGAAACCGGTGCGTATCAAGCAAAGGTGCGAAGCCGTATTGCAATCGGCTTTCAGGAGCGAATCTTAACAAAGCGAAAAGAGGCCCTGCTCGGAAACAATATCGGCATGAAGCTGATTTCCGACGCGACCAACCAAAAGATGATTGACACCCTTTCCTTCTTCCGTGAGGGCTGGGAAGAGTACGATATGGAGGTAGCAATCAACGAGGCGATTGAGGAGGATTACAAGATTGGCGACGTTGCTGTTTACGTCTATCTCGACAATGGGAAACCCGGCTGGCGCGTTTTCTCCTACAACCGTGGCGACACGCTCTATCCACACTACGACTCGCTGACCGGCAAGCTGGCGCTTCTTGGCCGCCGGTATGTGCAGGAAGATTGGGACGGCAATCCCCATGAGTATTTGGACGTAATCGACCGCACCTCGTTTGCCACTTATAAGAAGAAAGAGGACGGCGAAGGCTGGGAGCTTGAAGGCGAGCCGAAACCGCACGGCTTCCCGGATATTCCCGTTCGCTACCACCGCCGCGATACCGGCCCCGTCTGGACCGCCTCGCAGGGAATCATTGACGGTTACGAAATCGGCATTTCGCAGTTCAGCGAAAACAATGCGGCCTACGCTTTGAGGATTCTTTATACCCTCGGCGGGGATATGGAGGTAATGACGAATACGGACGGCACTCCAAACCGTATTGACTCTATCGACCCGAACGCAAAGGTTGGATTCCTGGAGCCCGCGCAGGGCGCTGACGGCGCTTTTGCAAAGCAGCTGGAAATCATGGAAAAGAATATCATGCGAGGCTCGTTCGCGGTGGAAACGCCCGAAATCAAGTCTGGCGCTGATATGTCCTCCCGGACAGTCAAGATGCTCTTTGCGGATTCTTACCTGAAGGCCCTTTCGGACTCTATCGAGTACCAGCAATTCCTGAACGGGGTTGTAAGCCTCTTCAAGTTTGCCTACTTCACTTCTGAAAACCGTGCAAGCGATACTGCTTCTTTCAAAGTAAAAGCCTATCTGGACCCGTTCATTTTCCTTTCCGAAAACGACGTGATTTCTGGTATTCAGCAGCTTGTTGCCGCCGGGGCTATGTCTAAAAAGACCGCAACGGAAATCGCCTATAACATTGGCTATTCTTCCCCGGACGAGGTGAACAGGCTCCTGCAGGAGGCCCACGACGAGGCCGTGGCCGCCGCGCAGATAAACGCACAACAGATTAAGAACAACGCCGTAACCGCAAGCCGCACCAATGCTTAACCACCACAAGATAAATGCCTCGCTAAACGAGTTCGCCGGTGCGTCGAAAAAGCGATTTAACGACGCGCTGGCGGCCCTTTTGGAACTGGCATGGAAATACAAGCACCTCGGCGCTGATTTCTCTTTTGACGCCGACGAAACGCTCTACAAAGAGGCCATGCGCCAATGCGTTGCGCTGTCGGACGGCTGCATTGAGGACGCAAGGAAGATTGCCTATACGCTGATTACCGACTCGCTGGACTATGCGGACGAGGAGGTGGCCTTTGAAACGGCCCTTTCCGAAAAGTATGCCGGTATGAGCTTTGACCTTGCCGGGGAGCACCTTTTGGACCTGCTTTCTGTCTGGGTTGGACTCGCGCTCGCAAAGAACTACACAAAGGGTTATTTGCGGGTGCTGATTTCCCGGTACATGAACAACCCGTTTCTTTGCCCGCTTTGGCGGGAGGCCGGGATAAAGCGCATGGGCTGGGGGCCGGGATATAGTTTCAATATCTATAACCAGCTCTCGCTAATCGGTGCGGACTTGATTATAGACGCGGCCCGTTATGCCGAGTGGGTGGATGCTATGGCGCAAGGGGCGGGTTATTATATCCGTCACCGGGGCTCGTCCTTCGACTGCCCGGAGTGCGACTCGCTTTGCGGTAAGAAAATCCCTATCGGAACACCGTTTGAGCGTCCGCACCCTCGTTGCCAATGCTACCCGGAGTATTTCTTTGAACCTATGGAAATATGATACCACGCAGAAAATACGGAAACAAAAAGATAGTGACCTCGGAAGGGGAGTTTGCGTCAAAGCTGGAATATAACCGCTGGCTGATTCTCAAAGAAGCGGCCAAAAAGGGCGAAATTAGCGACCTTCGTAAGCAGGTTGAGTTCCCGTTACTCCCGGCCCAATATCGGCCCGTAGTGAAGAAATTAAAGACCAAAGAAAAGGTCGTCCAAAAGCTCATTGAACGGCCCGTCACTTACGTTGCCGATTACGTCTATATGAAAGACGGAGATATTGTTGTTGAGGACTGCAAGGGCTTTCCAGATGAAAAGTACCCGATTAAGCGGAAGATGATGCTCTACTTCCACGGAATCCAGCTCCGCGAGGTAAAAAGGGCTACCGAGCCAATTTAAACCAATAGCCGTTGTGCCTTATTGCTTATTTCGCAAATAAAGTGAACTTTTCGCCAATTTTTTGCGCGTAAAGCCAAAAATTCATTAATTTTGTACCCGTTAGGCGCGAGCCTACAAATAACTCAAAGATTTGGCCTCTCGGAAACGGGAGGCTTTTTATATGAGTAAAGCCCTGCGTTTTCACAACGGAGGGCTTGTTAGTAGTTAGTAGTGATGAATGTTACAGTTTGAAGAAAGTTCCTCACAAAGATAGAAAAACCTATAAAAATCAACAAATATTGGAGAAAATTTATAGGTTTCTTTTCTCGTTTACTTTAAGATTGTATTCGAAAAGCGACCACACTTCGTAATGCCACCACTGCCTGCGTTTCCCGTAGTACTTCAAGACCACATATACCTCGCCGCCGTCCTCAAAGGTCGTAACGACGTGGTATTTGTAGTCGAGATAGCGAAACGTGCTATTCGCTTTTGGCGGCATGGGAGGTCTTTCTCTTACGCTTGGGCTTCTCGCCAGCAGGCATTTCAGCAAGGCTCTTTTCAAGCTCGGTCATTTCCTTGACTTCCTGGGCGGCTTCGGCATTGGCCTTTTCGTCGTCGCTGGGCTTATAGCCGTACCAATCCGGGTGACGCTGCATAGCGTCTTTGGTAAGCTCCAGAATACCGCCGAGCGCCTCTTGGTCCGGCACAAGGGCAAGGAACGTCCACACGGTAGCCGCGTAGGCTTTCAGCGTTTCCTCGCCTTCGGCCCCGCGATTGAGCGTGTTTTCCAGCCATACGCCGACAGCCATACGTTTACGCGGCACGCGGAACGACATAAGGCCGTTAAGGTCCTGAATCTTAATGTGGTCGCCTTCTATCTTAAAGAAGAAGTTACCGACGCGGGTTTCACCGCGCTCCAGCTTGATTTTGTTGTTTTTAAGTATCTTCATAGGTTATGAAACATTTTTGTTACTTACCGGAAGAGCCATAGCCGCCAGCGCCCCCGGTCGGTTTTAGACAACTCCTCCACCTCCTCAAATTCCACCTGTGGAATAGGCATTATGATAAGCTGGCCGATTCGGTCCCCTTCCTCATAAACACCATACGGAATCCGGGTTGCGGCCTTGAACTTGAAAAGGATTTCTCCCCGGTAGTGGCAATCAATAACGCCAACAGCGTTTGTCAAAAACAAGTCAACCTTTGAGATAGACGAGCGGGGGAAGATAAGCCCGACGTACCCCTCCGGGATTTCCACGGCGAGGCCGGTACCGTACACGTAGTTTCCGCTCTCGCGCCAGCACGAAACGGCCACAAGGTCAAAGCCCGCGTCGGTGGGGTGAGCCTTTACCGGCATAACGGCATTGGGGTTAAGTTTCTTGAACCTAACTTTGACTTTTCCGGCCCCCTTTAATCTGGCAATAATTTTTGCTATCACGCTCATTACTTCAGTACGATTTGGACGTTGCGCGAGTTAGTCCAGTTCTTTGACGGAATACACACGCCGTCAAGGCGACCGGGAATGTGGCGACGGACAAAAACTCCGTTCTGCTTTTCAACTACGCTGTAACCGTGGAGCATCAGCTGCTGCTCTTTACGCAGCTTGCGGTACACGTCAAACGGCATTTCCTTCGGTCGTGCCGTGATAAGGTTTTTAACCTTTGCAATAGTGATTGTTTCCATGTGTATTTAGTTTAAAAACGGACCGGTTGGGGCGCATGTTACAAAGGCAACGACAAGGATAAAGGCAAGGACCTCCGAGCCCGTCAAGGGCAATGGCAAAGTCAGTTCGGCCGGAGCCGTGTACTTTTTGGGTTCGGAGCCATTTTTGTTGCATTTCAAGTGCAAACGATTCTCCAAATCGTTTTAATGCCGAGCGAAATAACGCGCTCATGATAATAGCGGTCGGATTTGAACCGACGACCTCCGGATTACCAATCCAGCGTGCTAACCTCTGCACTACGCTATCGAAAAAAATGAACATGCGCCCTTTTCGTTGGTCCGGGTTTCAGGATAAACCTTCAGCCCCGGATTATCCGTTTATGGTTTCGTATAAGTCCCGATATTTGTTCGGAATGGCGATTTTAAGCTCTTCGATTACCTTTCTGCGCTCAACGCGAGTCTGGTCGATGACGCTCTTTAAGCGGCTGGTTTCCTTATCCCAGCTATCCTTTTCGGAACGGTACTTATCCATTTTGTCCTGCGCATCGCGCACGCGGGTTTGGTCGATTTCGTGGTTAAGACCGTTAAGCTCCGCCTCGGACTTGCGGTGCTCCGCCTGCAGGCCGGAAATCAGCGAGTCAATCTCGTTGGGAGAAACAGCGCTTTCGCGGTGAACAAAGACGGTATCGCGGCCCGCCATTGCAACCTTCGTCGGCTCCTGGAACGCTTCAAATGCAGCTTTTCTTGCGGTCGCCAAAGTGCCGCCAGGGTGAATGAACTTTCCGAACGTGGCGGCCCGGGCCTCGATAGAAAGGTATCGCACGCGGTCGCCAATAGACATTGCATTGACGATTTCCTCTTCGGAAATCGGGTGCTGCGGCTTGGGCTGGTTAGCCATGAGAGTCTGGTACTCCAGCGTAGTATAGTCCTCGATTTCCTCCGTAAGGCGCTTTTTCTCCTTGATTGCCTCGCGGAGAAAAGCGATAAAGCCCTTGCACATGGCAACTTCTTCAAGCCGTGACTTGATTTCGTCCGCATCGAAAAGGAGCGCTTTTTTCATAATAACGTCCTTATCCATGCCAACTACCTGCATACGTTCGGTAACGAAATTCAGCGAGTTAAGCTCGTTCTCAATCCGCTCATAGCGGAGCTTCAGGAGGTTTGCGATATGATTCGCTGAAGTTGCGGTCAAGCCGCTGTCCCCGAAAAAGCCCTCGGGAATGGGCGAAAACTGAAAAATCATAACTTAATCTGGTACGTTTTTGGTGAAGTCTATGTCTACAACCGGCGGTCGCCAACCACGGCGGCGCTCCAGTTCCATTCTCATTTCATACAGCTCCGGCGAGTGCTTGCCGGTACGTTTAGCCTCGTCCCGAAGGGCGAGCCAGCGCTTATGTAGTTCCTCCGTTGGGACGTGGCTATACTTTCTCATACACGCGATATTTCATTTCTTTACTACGCATCGTTTGAATCCCGAATCCGGTAAGCTCACGGGTAATCATGTGAGTAGAAACCGCCCCGCCGAGGCCGTCGTAGATTTCCTGCCGGGAAATCAGCACGGGAGCCTGGCCGACATAGGACGGATAGACGGAGAGCCCACGGGACTCGAGGTAGGACTTGACCGGGTATTCCGCACCCCCGCGGACCTTTCCACGGAGTATATTCAAGTCCTTTTCCATTTTCTCCGAGTAGCTGAACTCGCCCCCGCTACGAATCAGCCGAAACCGGCCTTGAAGAATCCAGTTCATTATGCCCGGCTTGTCATTTTCGCAAATGCGGGAAACGAGCCGTTTGTCCTGCCGGTGGGGTGGAATCTGGACCTCAAAGGAGAAAAGGAGGATTCGACGGAAAAACGCATCGGTAACGTCACGGAAGCGGGGGAGCTCGTTCATGGCAAAGCAAAGGGGAGGACATTTGATTTTCTCCGCGTCGCCGTAGATTTTCCGGCCCGTCACGTCCTGCCCGGAGGCAAGGGCCTTAAGGGCCGAGGAAAAGTCTTTTTGGCTCGCCATGTCCGGGGAGAAATTCAGCCTCGCGCCTTTTACATAAGGGAGCATCTTTTCATCGGAGAGCTGGACGGAATCAAGCGTAGTAACGTACTTTTCGCCGATAACCTTTTTCATCACGTCAAAAATGACACTTTTTCCGTTCGCGCCCTTTCCGACAAAGAGAGCGAACTTCTCAACCGAGAAGCTGGAGCGGTCAAGATAGACCATGCCGAAGAACTCCTGGAGGACGAGCCGCTGCTGTTCGTCCGGCATAATCTCGTTCAAGAATTTTTCCCACAGCGGGCATTGGGCCGTCGGGTCGTAAGCATACGGGAGGTATTCAGTAACAACGCGCCCTGGGTTAAACCCCTCGGACCAGTCCATAGTCTTGATATTCAAAACCCCGTTTGAGAACGCCACGTAGGGCGAGCGGGCAAAGGACTTTTCCGAAATCACCGTCAAGATAATACTCCCGATTCGTTTTGCGTCCCAGGGCTGCGTCCCGGAGTCCATGAGAATATCAAAAAGGCAGTTGGTAACGGAAGTGGGGTTTTCTATCTCCGAATAAATCTTGCCGTCATAGTGGACCAGCACCCCGTCAACGTAACATAGCGAGGACTCCCGGAGAATTGACCGACATAGGAGCGTCAGCGCATCCACCCTCTCCTGCGAGCCGCGAATCTCCAGAATACTTTTATATTCCGGCTTGTGCTGGCCCAGGATGAGTTTCAGCTCGTTATGAAGGGCGTTTTCTATACCCCGTCCTCCAGCTTAAACCAAACATTCCGACCGTCCATGCGGTCCCATTTTGAGCACTGAATATCCGTGCAGTTGGTGATTAAGTCCCCGATGCGGCCTTTGGCAAACCAGCACCCGGAGCAAGCCTCGCACGGAAGAAGCTGCGAAGCCGCGGGGCGCTTGACGGCCACAAACGTAAAGCCATAGCGCCTGATTGTCCCGCCGACCGGCACGAAACGAGTGGGGAGTTTCTCCGAGGCCCGGAGTTTTTTTGATTCCTTTTCTCTCATGGGCGCAAAAATAACACAAACGCAAACAAAAAGCAAGAGTTGTTGCGAATTATTGACGAGGAAAGTTTTTCGGAATTTTTCTCATTTCCTTGCGCTTGTAAAAAATTAACTTTACTTTTGCAAGAAAATTTAACAAGACATGAATTTCAAAGAAAATCTACTTTACGTACTCAAAAAAAGAGGCATCACGCAGACCGAGGCGGCGAAGAGGCTTGACGTGACAAAACAAGCGTTCGCGTACTACACCAAAGGGAACATCTCGCTGGATACGCTCCAGAAGATTGCGGACGTTCTCGACACAACCCCGGCAACCCTGATTTCCGAAATCCCGCTGTCCGAGCTGGAGTCAATCCCCACGCGCCAAAGAGTCACCGCGACGGCGCTTGTCTGCCCGTGCTGCGGAGCCGAGCTTCGGCTCATAGCCAAAGGCGAGCCCCCGAAAGAGGCGAAATAGCCGATTTCTCCCCAGTAAGACCAAAGAACGCCCCGGTTCACAAACGAGCCGAGGCGGTTTTTATGTCGGTTTTGCCCCCTGGAAGAAGCGGGGCATTGCAAGTTTGTGTAAGTTTATTGCAAGTTTTGGAGGGTAAAGTTACAACGGAAAACGGCACTACAAGGGCGCGAGAGGCCGAAAATTGCAAGTTTTGTAAGTTTTGCAGTACTCTTTTATTCTATTTATAGTTTTTTGCCAAATGCGCGTAAAGAGTATAGTGAAATCTACAAAAGTTACAATTTTCTGCATTTAAAGGCCGTAGAATGGCGATTTTTGGTGTAAGTTTGGACCGAAAAAGTTGCGTATAATCTACAAAAATCTGCATTTGCCAAATTTTGGGGCTTAAAAATGTAACAAGGTTGTTACTTTTTCCCACAGCATGCGCAACGAAATGGCGCAAGGCCGGATAGGGTAGTGCTGGAAGGCCAGAAAAAAATTTGAAAAAATAAATTTGGGTCTACACCCCCGGCCCCCGTCCGGCCCCCGTTTACCCCCTCCCCGGTCCCCGGCACGCCCGAGCCCCGCTCGCGTCCTTAAATGCTTGATTTTGAGCGCCGAAAACGTTAGAATATTTATATATTTTTACGTTTTTCCTCATATAACGGGCATTGATAGCACAATAGCGGCAAATATGCCCGCACCTGCCGCCCTTCCCGGGCCGCTTGCCTATCATCCCGCTGCCCGGAAATTATCACCTTGAGCGCATCGAGCACTTCGCCGGGGTCCTTTGCTGAATTAACGAGCAAATTTAGCTTCCGCAGTTGATTTTTGGGGTCACTATAATCCACCAATCCGGCCCCGTTATCATCCGTCCCGGCCCGCTCAATCAATACCCGCTGCCCTTCCTCAAATGCCGCCGTTTTTATAGCGTTTTCCCGGGCATCCCTGGCCGCAGTATAGTCCCGTATCAAATCCCGTATTTTGGCGCTATTTTTCCACGTGGAAACGCTATTTTTTGGGAAGTCCCTATCATACGCCCCCGGCTGCGCTATGGCATATAATAGCGCCCAATCCGTGACGCCCTGAAAGACATGCAGCGCTATTGCAGCCCTTTCTCGCTCGGTGAGCGTCTTATTTACTAATCCTAATCCCGTCTTCGGCATACTGGTAAATGTTTAGATACCCCGCAAAGATAGGTATTTTCCGCGGGTTTTATTCTCATGTATTGATATTTGCCCCTCCTGCGCACGTGAGGCCCCTTGTTTGCTATTATGCCCGTTTTGGCCGTTTTTAAGCCCTTGCAGGCATTTTCCCGCAAAGGATATATAATTTATCATTTGCCGCCCTTACTTTGCAATAGCGGGCAAAATAGAGGCTTATTAAATTATTTTACAATCCTTCGCCCTGGGGCGCTTGGCATGATACGCCGCCGGGCCTATCTTTGCACCCGTCCCGCCGGGGGTCCATTGAGGGCCGCCGGGCGTTAAAATATACCCCGGCCTCCGTTAAAATATCCTTCTAAATTAGAATTATTCAAAATTAAGCCCATTTTCGCGCCCCTTGCAAAGTATTGATATAATGCAACTTACAACTTCCCTTCAAAAAAAGTTAAATTTTTTCTTGACGGTTAAAATATATTTCGTAACTTTGCATCAGTTCTTTGATAGTTTGATTTGATTTTTGCCCCGTCGCAAACGGCTGCCGAGGTGCAGTAACATGGAAACATGAAGATACATCAGCGGGCGCAAAGATACAAACTATTTGCCGAGGGTCCGGATTGATAAAACCCCGTTACAATCCACGATGCAAGGACCCACGCCGCCGGGGGAGTTCATTGACAATACTGCAAAAAGTAAGATTGAAAGGTACGAAAATACCGAAGTAACGAAGGGCGCTGAAAATGTTTTATTTGCGCAGCCCGTTAAAATGGTTTTAACGAAGCACTGCAGGCGTTTTGATACAATCTGAAATTTGCGATAACTCAAAAAATTAGATTTAATTGTTTTTGCCGCCCCGGGTGCAATACGGCGCCCGGGCTTATTTTCCCGGGATTGATACCCCGCTTAAATACCAATGTTAAACAATTAAATCTTTGAGTTATGAAACACAATGCAAACATTTTGAAATGCTATGTTAACGGCAAAAAATCCGCTATCATTTGCGAGTCCGGTTCTATGTTTTTGGGTTCTCATACCCTTGCATGGAATAACACTAAACTCGGTAACATGTACGGCTGGAAGTTCATGTATCGCCTCGGGGATTTTTCCGGGGTTCTGACTGAAACTGCAGCCGCTACAATGCTCGCCGAGTCCGGTCCTGAAAAACTGCAAAACGTATGTTTTGAGGGGTCCGAGGCTTATGCAAAGATACGTGAAAACATAACCCGCCGCGCCCGCAAAGATACGCCTGCACCCGAGCCCGCTCCTGCACCCATGCCGGAGCCCGTCCCGGTCCCCGCGCCCGCACCCGCCGCCCGCAAAGATGATGAAGTTAAGCACCAAAATTTTGATGCGCTTTTGCAACTCATGCAGCTCGGCGAGTCCGTCTATCTTTACGGTCCTGCGGGGTCCGGTAAAAATTACGTTTGTGAGCAAATAGCCCGCGCCCTCGGCCTGGAGTTTTACTATCAAAATTCCATAACTGACGAGTACAAATTAACGGGCTATCTTGATGCCTCCGGCAATTATCATGAAACGGAATTCTACCGGGCCTTCACCCGGGGCGGAGTTTTCATGTTAGATGAGCTCGACGCCTCCTGCCCGGATACGCTTGTAACATTAAACGCCGCCCTCGCAAACGGGTATTTTACCTTCCCCGGGGGCCGCGAAAAAATGCACCCGGATTTTCATTGTATCGCGGCCGGAAATACCTGCGGCCGGGGTGCAACTGAAGAGTACACGGGCCGCAGCGTTATCGATGCCTCCTCCATGAATCGCTTTTGCTTAATGCAATTTGATTATTGCACAAAGATTGAGAAAAACCTCGCCGGGGGGCGGTCCGATATTCTCGAGTTCATTTATGACATGAGAAAAAGCGCCGCCGCGGCCGGGGTTCATATCGTCCTGGGATATAGAAATATATCCCGCCTCGCAAAGTTCATGAAGGCCGGAATTGATACCGCCGCCGCCGTCCGTCTTGCAGTTACGGGCGGTTATGACCGGGACGAAATCAACATACTTCGCGCCGGGCTCACCCACAAAAACAATGCTTTTGCCCTTGCAATGTAGCATTAAATCCTGCCGCCCGGGGGACCGGGGGCGGGGTTCTGAATCTTAAATTTTTGAGTTATGGATATTACAAAAACCTTCAGCAATTTGGACGGGCTCCGGGGCTATCTTGATACAACCCCGGAAAACGAGGTATTTAAGGGCCATCGATGCGGCTCTCATACCGGGTCCGAGTCTTTTTCCGGGACTGAATCATACGAAGCCGCAAACGTGCTGCTCCGGGACGGGGACGAAAAAAGCGCCGCCGCCCTTAAATCAGCAACTGCGGCCCATGTAAAAACCCTCGGAGAGGGAAAAAGGACCCGCCGTTTTAACGCTATATGCGGGGGCGCGGCAAATGTACCCGCCGCCCTCCTGGGACTTCCTAAAACAATGATACGGACTGAAAGAGTATCATACAAAGATAGCAAAGTATTGAATATTTGCTATAATGGGACGGCCTCATGCGATATAGATGCAAACGAGCTGAAAGATACCGCCGCCGCCCTCATGGGGGCGCTCATGGGACTCGAAAAAAACGGGTATAGAGTCAATTTATACGTTTATTTCGGTTCTAAATGCAGCGCCTCCCGGGGCCGTTATGATACTTGCAATATGTTTGTAAGAATCAAAGACTCGGCGCAGTATCTTGACATTAAAAAAACGGCGTACCCCCTCGTCAATCCGTCCATGTTAAGACGGCATTATTTGCGTTTTGTGGAAGTTGCGCCGGGACTGAAAAATACATATTTTAGAATCGGCCACGGGTCCCCAATTACGGACTCCTCCAGCATTGAAAACGCCGCA